AAAACGGACCTCCGGCTTGAGCAAAAAAAATAGTCATTAATATATCATCATCCGGATATAGTTTACATAAAGCATAATGATATAATCTCATTTGAAAATCTTTACGAAGATCTTCATAACCTTTTTCTTTCCCTGTTGACCAATCTTTTCTTTGCCCCGTTTTCCAATCTATATATTCAACTAATCCTTTATCCGCTCTTGTAACTAAATCCATTGTTCCTTTAATTCTTAATCTTCCATTAAATTTTTCTTTTTTGTCTGTGCCCGGAACATAATATTCATATTTTGCCCAATCATAATCAATTTCCATATCAAAATATTGTTCTGGCATGATTATGTTTCTTTTTAATGGATTAAACATACCATCATTGAAATTGATAACATCAAATGTCCATTTAATTGCCTGTTTTTTGTGAGATTGATTCCAAGAGTGGATGGTGCGTGATGGATCGGTATAATGATCCCATCCAAATTGAATGGATTCTTCTACAGAAAAAGGTTGAGTGTCAAATGATAACCCTAATTCTTCATCGCTAAATTTTTCTTCATTATTTTGAATTGCTAATTTTTTTCTTGCCAATAACTCTAAAGCTTTATGTACAATATTTCCCAGCTCTGCTTTTTGACCAGATGGTTCTTTTATACCTAAATTTGAACTAATAAAAAATTTATGTGCGCACCATGTGTAGGAACTGATTGAACTACTTCGCAAATATGTTACAATCATTGAATATTGTGCCTTCTTTTCATCTCTTGTTCAATAAAATCGAACGCTACTTGTGCTTGTTGTTCAATTGTCATATTTTTATTATCAAGCAATAAATCAATACATGCTGGATCTAAATCCAGAGCTTCACTTGCATGTCCATCTGTTGATTGTCCTCTTGTTAATTGAATAATAATTGCGCCATGAGCCATAGCTCCATCTGCTTCATTTTGAAATCGCCCATCCGCAATAATCGCAATCTGATGGGTTAATGCTTTAGACCAAGATCCATCTCCGATAAGTAATCGTCCAAAATCATTAAAAAATTCATCTATTTTAAATAGAGTATTCTTTATATGCATATTTGGATCTAGCGTTCTACAAAATTCTGTACCAAAATATTGCATCCATTCACGATATGTCATAAATTTATTTTTACTAGGCGAATCAGACTTAAAAATTTTACCCCAATTTGCCCAAGTATAATGCGTGAATTCATTTTTTTGATCGTCTGTTCCATATAAATTTTTTCTATTCAAATTAAATAGTTTAACGGAAGTTTCTTTTAATTCGTCAACGAAATGAAATATTTTGCAATCCCTTTGTGGGCCCATCATATTCTTCAATGAGTTTGCAAGGGTATCTTTTCCTGATTTCTTTTTTCCGCAAATGCAAATAATTTGATTATACATTTAATAGTTCCTTTAATTCTTCTGTTGAAAAATCAGCCGGATCTTTTCCCGCATATGGATTATTTACTTTAGATACATTGAAAGATCTTTGCAATGCTTCTTTGATAGAATTATATCCATTTTCTCCAGCTTTATCCATATCAAAGAATACTCTAACATTCATTATTCCAGATTTTTCTAATAATATTTGTTGTCCGTCAGTTAAATTAACTCCAAATACTGCTACAGTATTAGGGTATCCAGCCTCATGCATTCTCCAAACATCTTTTGGTCCTTCTACAATAAAAATTGTATTTGTTTTTTTACCAGCTATAAAAGCATGAAATTGATTATAAAGACATCTACTTTTTGGAAAACCTTTAGTATTTTTCCATTTAATAGAATTTGGACCTAAAGCTCTTCCTGTAAATCCAATTACATTTTTATTATTTTCATCAAATATTGGGGCTGCTGCTCTGTCTTGCATATCACCATAAAAGCAATCCCCAATATCAAAAAACTTTAAAGTTGATTCTTGAAAACCTTGCTCTAAAAAATAATTTGATGGTATATCAAGCATTTTTTGAGCTTGACTTCTAGTTATTGTTCCAGTTACTTTTTCTGGCTCTTGAAAAAAATTTGCCGATTTTACAAAAGCACGATTTTCTTCTTGGACTTTTTTTCTATTTTCGTCAATACTTATATTAAACTGCTTTTTCAAAAAATTAATAGCATCCCACATTCCAACTTCTTGATCACCTTTTTTGTTCCAGCCATATTTTCTATGACTTAAAACTCCCCTAATAAATCCTAATGAGCTTTTAAAGAAAGTATCTTCACACTTTCTTGTACAGCATATCCACATTGGCCTTTTATCTGAATTAGTATTTGGATAAAAATTAAATGCAGTTATTGTATCTCCACCATGAATTGGGCACGATGAAGAATAATTACCATAAACTTGTTTAACATCAATTTGAAAAAATTCAAAAATTTCTTCTATTCTTTCGCTGATTTGATTACATAAATCATTAATCTGCTCCGAACTCAATCTGTTCTGACTTATCTCCTGATTTTTTCTTGGCTGCTTTGGGTTTTGCTGTGCCAGTCGATTTAAGTAACTCACTTCTTAATGGTCCTTCCGTAATTTTCCCATATTTATATTGAGCGTGAATATTGATATAATCGCCACTCTCCAATCCGCCACCATGCCTACTAATGATTGGAACTAATTTTAGATTATAATTAACACCATCATCAGATGATTCAGCTGCTTTTTCATCGTCTGATTTAAATTTGTAAATAGAAAAGTTGGAACATAGCCAGATAATTCTGTCAGACCCAGCTGCAACATCCGTATCTTCTTTGTTTATACCGTCCCTATTGATTTGGGCAAATGCCAAAATTGGAATATCATACTTAACGGCAAAATTATGCAGGCCTGTCATCAAAAAACCAAGAGCCTGAAATTCAGAAATATTTTTTGACAGTCCACTATTATCCATTAGTTTGATATAGTCAAAAATAACTAAACACGGCTTTGCTTGCTTTCCATCATCTTCAAATCCAACATGTTTATGAATCCATCTCCTCATTATACTTAATGTTTCTTCAAATGGCTGACCAGCAATGCTTGCATAATGATATGGTATTTCTTTTAACACTTTTGATGCGTCAAGTATTTTTTGCCTATCCACAACATTAGAAGCAAAACTTCCATTTTTAATTTTATTGCTTTCAACATTAGCTAAGTTAGCTAACATTCTGTGCCAATGTTCTTTTGGCGACATTTCAGTATCTAAATTCAAAACTGGTATGCCTAAATTCATAGCTACATGCAATGCCACATTATCAGCCAGCATTGTTTTACCAGTCTTAGGCCTTGCTCCAATCACATTGATTGAGCTTCGCTGTAATCCACCACCAATAGCCTCATCAAATTTTGGCATCCCAGAAGAAATGCCAATTGCCATATTTGGATTACTAATCAAATATTCTACATATTCATCTAAATCTTTCGATATATGATTAACTGTTTCTGATTGTTCACCCAATGTTGACGAAAATTCCAATACGGCCTCTTCGCCAACAGACAATATTTGACCTATGCTTTCGTCTCCAGAAAATTTAGATAACTTATCTGAAGCGTCTGATAAAACATTACTATATTGTTCTATCTTAATTAGTTTCAATAACTTTGCCGCCAATTTTCTTACGTTATTCTGCTCTACAGAAGTAATTGTAAGAGCACGTAAAAATTTTTGTTCTTCTTGATCTTCAAATATGTGATATAAATTAAGACTTTTAGCAACAGAATAGAAAGTTGGAACATCCGCTTTTGAATTCGGTTCTGCCAACATCTTTGACAATACTTTATAATATGAACTATTTTTGCCTTGTTGAAAGCATTCTGGCGTTAACAGATCTGCAACATCAACAAGAGCATCATGTCCACCACTAAAAAGTCCAGCTAAAACAGCTCTTTCTGCTGCTGCGTCAATCATTATCGCATACCTCTTAAATTCTTTAAGCATGAACCACAAGTAAAACTTGCGTCGGCACCACTTCTAAGATTGGCCTCAAACGAAGAAATATTCATTGGCTTACTGCAATTACGACATATGACAGCAACCGATTCTGATTCATTAGCTGGAGGTCTTCTCATCTTCGGTTTAACATTAGCTGTTATTTTTTTGTCGGTTGCAATTTCTGATGTTTCTATAGTTAAATCATCTACAAAATTATTAACAAACTGATTTGTGTTTTGCTTTTTAAATTCAAATTGTTGTGTTCTATTTTTTATTTCAAAAGATTGAATATTTTTTAATACTGGTTTTTCTATCTGCTGTTCAATTTTAATATTATTATTTGCTACTTCTAAGCCTTCGGCTTTTAAAATAGACTCAATTCTATCCCATCTTTTTTCTTGATGGGCCAATACCAAGCTCATTAAAATCTCTTGCTTTTTCATGACATCTTCCTCTTTGTTAATTGTAACGCCTTAAATGCTTCGGCAGAATTATCTAATTTTATTGAAATATATTCCATCCTGTCAATCTTGGCTTGACAAATTACTAAAGCTTTTTGCAATTTGACTGCAAAATCATCATCAGCAATTGCCAAAGCCATTTTTTCTTCTGTTGTCTTGTATTGATTAGAATACTGCCCCATCCTTGGAGCAATATTTTTCATCAATGATTTATTTAAATATCCAGCTTTTGCCTTTTCTTTATTGACAGAACGATGCACATTATAGGAAAGGCTAGTCAGCATAATAGCAGCTTCGCCACATTGCTCTGCGCTTAGACATCCTAATTCTGATTCA